ATTGCACGCCGCGCTTCATGGCAACTTGATCGCCAGTTGATGGGTCGAATGAGTTAACGACTAACTGACGCTCAACGGTTTTCGCCGCCACAATGTCAGCCATAAAATTCTTTGTGAAGCTGCGTAACAGCTTCTTGTTAATGTTGCCTTGTAATTCATTAGCCATGACAGACTACCTCTATTAAATTAAAGCCATTGCGCTTTGTACTTCTTATCGAAATCATCGCGCTCAACGATTGACGCCGGTTTACCCTCTGGAATCGGGTCAGGCGCTTTTGATACTTTAGGCTTAGCTTTCATAGCTTCGGCCTTTACTTGAGTAGCGATTTTCACAGCAGCTTTAGCTGGCGACATACTAAGGATTTCATTTGCTAACTCTGGATTCTTAGCAAGGTGCATTGTAATCAATGGCCCCGCTTCATCTTCCAGGATTAACAGCTGTAAATCTTGCGCCATGCCTGCATTCGCTAATGCCGTACCAGCCTGCTGCAATTGCTCGATGTCAACGCCAGACTGGATGGCTCGCTGTGCAAACGTGCGCACAATCTCGCCTTGCTGTTGTTGCTGCATAGCCTGACGTTTCTCTGTCTCGGCGCTGTTTAACGTCTGGCGAGCTGCCTGCTCTGCCAGTTTGCGCTGATACTGGATCATGTCTTGGTGGTACTTCCGCATCGCCTCAGTATCCCAAGTATCTTCTGGGATTTCTGGCGGCTGAATGTCGTCAGTGACAACCGGCTTTTGCGCTTCAATCGCTTTTAGCTTGGCTTCTAACTCGTCAGCGCGGCGCTTGGCTTCATACTTTTCAGCAGTTAGCTTGTCTAAACGCTCTTGCAGCTTGTTAGGCTTTCGCTCTTCGGTGTTTTCTTCCTGTTCCGGCTCAGGATCGGGGCTGATGTCCGATAAGTTGGCAGTTTCCTGCTCTGTCTCTACCTGTGCAGCTTCCTGCTGTACCGGTTCGTCATCATATGGAAATTGACCATCTTGTTGCAGCTCTGTCATGTGAATCACCTTAAACTGGTTATTTTTGCCGACAGTTGCGCTGTCGTACCGCTGTCAATATTATGGCGCGTCAAATGATTGGCGTCAAGTTTTTGGCTTTTTCGGTAAAAACAAAGCCCCATAGGGGCTTTTATTACTTCTTACCGGGCTTATAGCCGCCCTTGCCTTTCTTTTTACCGCATGGCATTTTGTGTTACCTCTTGGTTGTTGATAAATTCAGCGTTTAGCTGAGTAGCGTACTTCTGTTCCATTTCTGTCAGTTTAAGCAGCAAATTATCAACTTGCTTCTGCTTCTCCAGCATGATTTTCTCCTGCTCTTGCAGCACCTTGGCCCGCTCGTTTTCAATCTTAGCCATACGCTCTTGAATAATGCTCTGATAGTTCGCAATCATCGCCTCGGTAACAGGTGCCATCTGCTGCTGCTGCGCTTCGGCTTGCTGTTGTTGCGCTTGAATTAGCCTATCAGCCTCTTCCTTTTCCTCGTCAGTCATTTGCGTGTCAGGAATTAATCCTTGTTTCAACATGGCCCATCGCTTGCGCTCGCGTATCTGGTCAGCGCCAGGAATATCTAGCGAGTCGTAAACAATGTCAGCGGCCTCGATCATTAGTGATGGGTCAACGCCAGCCAAGTTAACAAGCCGTTCTGCTGCCTCTTGGCGGCGCGATTTAAACGCTTGATCAAGGTCAATCACAACCTCATACTTACCCGTAGATAGGTCGTTAATCTTAACCATGCGCCCGGTTTGAATGTCGAGCATCTCTTGATTGATTGTGACCGCCTCATCAGTACCATCATTGTTAAGAATGCGCAGCTCGCGCTCCGTGTCGTAAACTTTAGGAATGGCTTTGACAAGCATCTGGCATACACGGCGGTACGCCACGGCGGTATTGTTCAACCAGCGCGTAGTTTTAGCATCGCCCTTGCTGATCATCTGCTCAATCGCCCAGCCTGACTGATAGCGCGGGTTCTGTCCTTGTGCAGCAGAGTAAACGCCGCCGGTTTCAATCAGGTCTTGCCCTGCTGATGCTGCGATGGTTTGCAAGTGCGGGTTAGGCGTAGCGCCGCCGACCTCTTGAATACCTGGCATCTCTGGGTCTGGCGTAATAATCAGAACAGGGTCAGCGCTAACGTTAAGTTCTTTAACCTGGCGCTGTGTCAGCTGGTCTGACATTTGGCGCTTTGACATGACCAGCTTACGCTTAGGCGCTAATGCGCCCTCTTCAATCTCACGACTGCGAGCGTAGTTATAAACCCGCTGTTCATCCATGACGCGCCTGGTAATACCAGACCACAGGATTTTGCCCTCAACAACTTCAAAGTTTCCGTAAACAGGCACGATAGGGATGGAACACCAAACCGTTTCGCGCTCTTTCTCTAACCAATCTTCGGCGTCAAGCAGTCGAGAATAAACCTTGTAGCTGGTAAACGTGCGGCGGCGAATTTCAGTGATGCCAGCCTGCGCCAACTCATCCAGTACGCTTTCTGTTTCAGTTGTGATCTCAAGCTGTGAACCGTCAGACATTAAAGCAACGGTTTTTTTGTACGGCTTTTTGTAAATGTATTCTAGATAAAGCGCCAACTCTGGCTTATAGTCGTAACGCTCGCCAGAATTATCATCAGATAATCCGATAGCTGAATTCTTGCGACCGAAGCGCTTCTCAAACTCATCCGGCGGCATAGCGTGAACCTGCCAGCCCTCTTCGGCGTCTGAGCCGTCCTGCTGCTCATGATAGCCAAGCCAAACTCGGTTGATACTGTCAGCAATGCCTTTAACAAAAATATCCTGCTCGAAACCCTCTTCGCCTGACCAGTCTGTTTTAAGCCGGATAAAGTCAATGCCGCGCCTAATCTGGCGGCGGGTAACGTTGCGAAGCAGTGTTGGTACGTCAGACAGGTTTTCAATGTAACGGATAATGCCCGCCATCGCCTCGGCGGTTTCTTTCGATGCGCCGCCACCTGCAGGGCGAACCCGCGCGCCGAAATCCATACCCTCAACTTCGGCCATAATATCTTCAATCAGCGGGTTAGTTTTGTCGAACGTAAATCGCGGGCGATTACCCATCTTTGCGGCAACGGAATCTTGCCACATGCCATCCTTGTCTAAGCAGAAATGGTCATCCTCTCGGCTAAGCTCTCGATAGTCGTGATTGTCGTTCTGCGCCTTGGTGAACCGCGCCAAGCAGTCGTTGGAATCTTTTACCATAATGAGTCAAACCTTAAATCAGTTAATTCCACCTCGGCTGATGGGCCGTCCATTGACATCATAACGCTGTCAGCAATGTTAGGGCTGCTAATACCTAGCTTGCGCATATCCTCTTTGCTCATAATCTGTATCAGACCATTAGCATTATGTTTCTTTGGTATGCGACAAAGCTCAGAGCGTAGCTTTTGTAATAGTTTAATCTCTGAGCTAAAACTAATCAAATTATCGGGATCGCTATACTCGCCATGCACAACAGCGCGGTAAGTCCGGTAACACCTGTCTCGCAACAGCCAGTAATTCTGAGCGCGTTTATTCTTAAACACTTCCCGGTTGCGCTTCTGTTGTTGCTGGTCGTTAACTGGCTCGTAAATCGAATCCGGGCTGTCAGGGCTGCCACTACCTCTGAATTGTCTGGTTTGTATTTTCTTGCCGCTAAACCATGTTTCGACCTCGCGTTTTAAACCTACACCCATGCCGTCACAGTCCCAGGTGAACAAGTCGCAATTGTGGTTGATTGTCATATCGCAAGCGGCATCCAGTGCTGTATTAATATCAGGCTGATCAATCTCACCAGCATCAACGATAACAGAGCCGTAGCGGATAGCGTACCCCTTTGGATCTTTGCCGGTATCTGCCGGGTCGTGCGCGTAAATCTTAGCGCCGCGAGGTTTAAAGTTTAGTTTGACGTGCGCATCAATACAGGCGTCAAACCATTCAGCAGGGATAATACTGTTCTCCACGCTGTCATTGTACTTTCCTAGCCAGATATGGTCGTACAGGGCTCTAGGTAGATTGTCATAAGCCCATCGGCGCTCCTGCTCCAGTGCGTCAGGGAAATGCGGATTATCTGAGTAGTTAACCACGCAAATTACTTGCGTTTCATCCTCATAGCGCTTGCACTCCATCAGCTCATTTTCATAAGGCGTGATAAAGCGCTTGCTCATAGCATCCTGGATGCTTTGCGGGTTGAACGTTATCCATATTTCCGAATCAGGCTCGCGGATAGTCGGCTTAATGACTTCCCACGATTCAGCGCTTACTGTCGCAGCCTCTTCAATCCATAAGTGGGTAATGCCGAAAATAGACTTGATTGACTCGATATTGTGGCGCAAACCTTTGAAGATAAACTCGGTGCCGTTCTTCCCGGTTATGGTGTCACGCTGCACGGTGTAATGCGATGACAAGCCAAGCGCATCTATTCGACTGGCTAACAGGCTATGAACTGAGTCTGAAATAGAGTTTTGAAATTCACGGCCACACAAAACTTTAATTGGCTTACCGTAGCCGATAACGAGCAGGGCATCACCAAAGCCCCACGATTTGCCGCTGCCCCTGCCACCAAGAGCAACTTTGTAGCGCTTAGGCTTAAATAGCGCCTTGGCCCAAGCCGGGAAGCGAATGTCAACCGTCTTTTTTGTCATCGAATACCACGTTGACTAAAGGCATGGTCTGCCCGTTTGAAGTGTGGTCAATTTCTTGCTTGTCGGAGTAACCGTGCTTGGTTAACATCATCTTAGTTACAGCAGGATTAAAGCCGCCAGCAAGGCCGCCGTTGACCAGTTTTCGCTCTTGCGCTTGCATGATTTTATTGAAGATGTCGAAAAACTCTGGCTTTGACTCATCCTTAGCCCAGTTGTAGATCGTATCTCTGTGCGTGCCAATCTCACAAGCAAGCCCGGCAACAGTAGGCACAGTATCACCGTAATCCTCAAAATTCTCAGCATAGTGCAGAGCCTTTTCGATTAGCTCTGGCGTGTAATCAGTCGGCCTACCGCCCGCCATATCTCACCCAATCAATTAAAACAATAAAGTCAAGTATAGCAAATAAAAAACCTGCC